CAGTTCTGCAAGTTTGTTCTTAATAAAACTATTTTTGGATTTAATTGACTTTTCTAACTCACTATATTGTAACTTATCCTCATAGTAATTGTCAATAACTTGTTTAAAATTGTTAAGTTCTCTCGATTTCATTATCCCTTTCCTTTCTTACTCCAGTAATGTTTAGCATTAAATTTAGCCATTGCACCCCACTTAAGATTCTTTCTAAATTCTTGTAATTCTTCAACTTGTTCTAAAGTAAAGTACCAAGTACCTCTATTGTCTGTTGTATATTTAGGTAACATTAAATCATCAGTGGATAGAAGCTCCGTCTTGGCCCATTTATACCACCTCTTAATAGTAGAGGGGCTACAATTTAGTAACATGGCGACTCGGGTTATAGATAGCGAGTCATTATGTATGCTTAAATTTTCCATTTTAGTCTCCTAATACTTTTTCTACTAATTTATCCATAAATTGCCTGTTACTTGTTTTTCCATCTACAAAGTAACTAGCTAATTCGCCTTTCTCTGTTACTATTTCATTGACGACTTCATCAATTGTATTTTCACAAAGTAAAGTATAAACATTAACCGTTTTCGTTGTTCCTATTCTATGGCACCTGTCATAAGCCTGTCTTTTGTTAGCTTCATTCCAAGGTTCATCTAGGAATACAACATTATTTCCAGCTGTAAGTGTTATTCCTGTACCCATAGCAGAAGTGTTGCCTAAAATAACTTTACAAGTTTCGTCATTTTGGAATTTTTCTACTTCCATATCTCTTTTAGCTATTGAAACTTCACCAGTAATTATAGCTGGGTTGTATTGTTTACATCTTTTGTATGCTTCATTTATTATTTGTGTAAATCCACTGAATACTACTACTTTTTCATCATTAGCTACTGCGTCCTCTATGAGCTGTAACATCATATCCATTTTAGTGCTTTGAGTAGTATTTGAAGCAAGTAATCCACTATACCCGGTGGTTTGTCTTAACCTAGTGAATTGAGCTAGTGGATTAGGACTTAACTTTATTAAGTCAATGTCTTTCTTAAGAGCTGTTTTGACTTCTTCATAAATACTCCATTCTTGTTTTGACATATCAAGATAAACTGGAATATGGTTCACTTCTGGTAAGTCTAAAACATCTTCTTTACGTCTACGCAACATACACATCTTGAGCTTAGTGACTAATTCACTTTTGTTTTTATAACCTAGAATTTCATGGTCACCAAACCCTCCAAAAATACAATAATGATTTTTGTACTGTGTGAATGTGTGTGTTTCATAGTCTAGCCATTTTAAAATAATGTATAAATCTTCTATTGAATTCATTAAAGGTGTTCCACTTAATGCAATTCTTTCTTTTGGAATAAGTTTTAAGAATCCTTTACCTTGTTGAGAATTAGGATTTTTACAGTTAGAAACTAGTATGTCATTGGCAAAATAATTATTATTATTGGACACTGTTAGATTATATACCACATCTACTTTATTTATTTTTTTAATTGATTTTATTTTCATATTCTTTTAACTCTTTTAATATTAGTTCTTTATTACTAAACACAAATTCATCTGTGTACCTGAACACTTTAAAGCCTAAATACTCCAGACATTTTTGTTTTTTATTGTCAATTTCTTTTTCTTTAGTAGTTAGATGACCTTGCCCATCAATTTCAATTGCTATTTTTAAAACTAAATTACAGAAATCGGGTTTATAATTTACACTATAATTTTCTTCAGGAAATGCATCCCGGGCTAGCTTAGTTTTGATAGCATAATTGTAAATGTACCCCATATCTTCTAATTCTTTTTGTATAAAAGCCTCTGCAGGAGCTACTTTACCATTTCCATATTTGAAGTTGTTTTTATATTTACCTTTCATTTTATTTTTAATTTTTTGTACAACGTCTGGGTCCTTAGTTGGATTATTTTCTTTCATACGAGTAACAACAGAATTTCTAAAATTAGGTTCTTTCCATTTTTGTTTTAGCAATTTGGACATACGAGCTAATGCTTGCTTGGATTTTGGTGGTACTCCGAAAGTTTTATTTCTCCAATGAGCTGAACAACTTGTACAGCAAAATCTATTTCCATTCTTAATTTGCTCTGTTGTTAGAGGTTTTTTACAATACTCACATAGTTTTTCTTGCATTTGTGTCCTCCTTTGTACTAATATTAACATAAGAGTAAGAATTTTGCAAGCTAATTAATTCATCTTGTAAAGTTAGTTCACTAGCTTGTATATATCCTCTATTTTTAGTAAATACTTTATGGTCTGGAGTCAATTTTAAAATTTGTCCATTTTCCATTTCTATTTCTAATAAATCCTCATTATTTACGTATTTATGAAAATATTCTATAGGTTGCAACTCTATTTGTTGTGTACTTATATTGTAAGAATAAACATTACAGTTAATTTTATTTTCTACAATTTCTTTAATAGTTAGTTGACCTTTATCAGTGCTAATTACACTAGAACCTTCTAAACATTTATGTATTTCATCAGCTATTACCATTCCTATTTCCCCACTTCTACACATTCTTTGGAGCTGGTTAGCAATATCTTTGTTACGTAAAGTTTCTACATTAGTGATTATAAAGAAATTATCTACACCTTCAATTAAATCTTCCATTTTTTCTTTGGTATCTTTAAAACATAATTTTCCTTTATTAGGTCCTCTTGTTATAACACGTTGACCTAAAATATAAGGTGTTTCATTAGTATGTTTTAATACTTCATGATACCAATTTAGTTTTAAATTATTTACACCTACAACTACTAGACAATATTTGAACCAATTTTGATTTCTTTTTGCTAGTGCTATATTTAGAGTTTGGAATGTTTTTCCTAAACCCGGGTCATCAGCAAGTAGCCATTTATGACTGTTCATGCCATAGTTAAACCCTTCAATTTGATGTTGACGTGGTTGTGTTTTATAATTATGTACTATACCACAATCTTTACATTTATCATTACTGTTATCATAAGACACAATAGTGAGTTGGTCATACACATCAAAAACTTGATTAATTCTAGATAATTGTATTTTTAGTGTATCTAGACAACTGAATGGTAATTCCCATTGTTTTTTATTTGCGTGCCAAAATCTTTTTTGGAATCCTCTCATGATATCTACTATTTCACTTTTATAAGGAAAAGATACTAATAAAGCCTTATCCTCTTTGAGTGCAATAGGTAAGTCTATAATTATTTTAACTGCCATATAAATATTGTATAGCATAAATTAAAATTTACAAGTAATTGTAAACATTTGTAAATAAAAGTACACTCTGATTAAGGAGTGTACTATGTGAAGGAGATTAGTATTTGTGGGATTTTTTATATTCTAATTTTTCCATACCGTCTTTATAAGCACGTTCACTAGAGTTTCCTTGGTAGTCATCATCATCTAAATCAGCTATTGAGTATTTAACATAAGTAGCGAAGTCTGTTGTAGTTTCTCCATAATCTGAGTATTTCATATTTACCCAGTAAGCTAAATCATACGAAGTATATTCTGTATCATCAAAGTCTATGTTTACTTTATTAACAATACTATCATATTCCCACTTAGGAGCAGGTTCACCAGTTCTGTTTTCTAGTGTTGCTATCATTTTATCATATGTTTCTTTATCTCTAATATGATACCCATTTTTTAAAATATCAATATAGTTTTCAAGACTCATATTATTTTTATAATCTACTAATTTTAAAAATTTATCTGGTTCGTGTTTGACTAGATATTCTAAATTTTCTTTCATAGTTTCCATTTTATTTCTCCTTGGTAGAGTTTTCTATTTTATCGTGTAATCTGTCGTCCCACGTATGTAAATCGTGGATAGCAGTTGCATGATTTACTATTTCATCATAACGTTTTATAATACGCCTGTATTTTTCCATAACTTTAAAAGTGTTATTTATAGCACATTTGCAGTCAGGAGCAAATACTCCATGAAGTTCAAAGAATTCATTATTTAACTCACTTAGTTTTTTAAGTGTTTCTTCTAGTTTTTCAAGTATTGAAGAGGCGTGATTCATAATAGATGAAGGTTTATAACTTTCATCTGATTTTATATTATGAATAACAATTCCCCAGTAATCAATAGCTTTATTTTCTAAATAAACTAAATAGTCATTAAATTCTTTAATTTTACATCTATGAAGTCTTTTTAACCCATTATAACCTAAGTATTGGCAAAGATTCATAGAGTCTAAATGGAGCATAACTTGTGATAAATAAACTGAGCCTAAATCAGTTAATATCTCTTTTGTTGTTCTCATTTTTAATCCTTTCTGCGAGCAGTAAATCTAATTTATGCTCAATTCTTTTTTGTGTTTCCTCTTGAGTTGAATTCTTAAATACATTTATCACGTTAAGAATGGTGTTAAAACACACTAAATTATCTGTATCTATCACAGTTGCATACCTTTGGTATATTTTGTAGTACTACTTGAGGACCAGATACTCCATAGAATCCTCTATACAAGAATCTGTTTCTTAATTCGCTTGCTAATACGGGTTCTCCTGAACGGTCGTATAAATTCATTGTTTTGCTACCTATTGTCAACTGTACAGGCAATGTAGGAGATAATGGAGGAATAACATTACAAATTGCAAAACAAAGAGGTGATTCATTATCTAAATCAAAAGAAGAGTCAGTTGTTAAAATTACAGCTGAATCTGAAGAAGTTATTGTAGTTACTTTAAAGAAGTGTCTACATTGATTACATAAACATTGCATTATAAATTTCCCTTTCTTATTTTAAAAAGAGAGGGCAACAAAAGTCACCCTCATAATTCTTAATATGCGTAATAACAAGAACCGTTACAACCACCGTATCCATTATAGTAATTAGCTGATACATAAGGACTTTGTACTTGGTAAGCTGGGATAGGAGTTGGTCTTATTGCACCAATTAAGTAAGCATTTTGAGCTTGTTGAGATAATTGGAATGCTTGAGTTTGGTTAGCTGATGTCAATTCAGCAATTTGTTGGTCTTTTGCATTCATTTCCATGTCACAAAGTTTATTCAAGATAGCTTGTGTGTTAGCTGTGGCATTTGTTGTAATCTTGCAAGTATTTTCTGCCAAAGCATATTTAACTGAATCAATATTGCTATTAGTGTGACAGAAACCAATGTCATTACCATGTTGCAAGTTTGAAATACCTTGTTGAACTCCGCCAAAACCTT